CCGGAGCCGTAGCCGGAGCCGGAGCCGTAGCCGGAGCCGGAGCCGTAGCCGGAGCCGGAGCCGTAGCCGGAGCCGGAGCCGGAGCCGTCGCCGTCAACAAATTTACGCATTTCTGATGCTCCGCTCGGCGTCGTTTGAGCACGGGATCAGCTCACACACGCCAGTCAGGTAAATCAGGCCGTTGGCTGTGTCGACCTTGCTGTCGTTCTTGATGCCGTGCTGAGCCACGCCAGACAGCGCAATCCCGTCCTGCGCCTTCCAGGACCACAAGCGCCGGCTTTCCGACAGGATCGCCGTGTCGCCGTCGACCGAATCAACGACCCCGGCGTGCACGCCGGCTGCATAGCAACGTGCGATAACGTACTTGCCGACAAACGGGTGCGGCGCTTTCTGCTCTGGCTGTCCTGCCACCGGCTTGTTTGCCGCTGCGCCAATCAGCGCGATCAGTTCTTGCATATCGATTTGCATCTCGTCCTCTCTTTTGGCTTGAACCAGGCGCCTCGACGAAGCGCCTTGCCAAAACCAACAAAGCTTTTTGCTTTCCGCTCGCACCTTCTATTGCCGGCCCTCGGTCTTCCGGCTTTCCGGGCTACTGCCCTTGGTGGTCATCGATCCAGGCTTGTAAGCGGGTGTCGATGGAGTAGGACTGTACGCCGGTCTAATGCATGTGTCAACTGTTGGTTTCGAGTTCGATGCAAAAAACAGCAACAGAAACAGGCTGCAATTCTTTTTGCATCTGTGCTTGTCGAAACCAGCGGTTGTTAGTACAATGCGGCATCACAACCAAAGGACGAGGTGATGAAGCTTCAGGAATACTTGGCTATGCAGCCCAAACAAGGCCGAAAAGGCCCGGCATCACGGATTGCCGAGCAACTAGGGGTCTCGGCAACAGTTGTGCGGCGCTGGGCTGACGAGTCAGATCCCGCTGAACCTGGCGTCGCTACTGCCGTGAAGATTGAGCAGATCACCGGCGGCCTGGTGACAGTCTTTGACCTTCGCGACGATGCCGCGCAAATTTGGCCCGATCGGGTCGCAATGAAAGAGGGCACACAATGTCAGTCAACAAAGTAATTCTTCTCGGCAACTGCGGCCGTGACCCTGAAGTCCGTTACGCGGCCGACGGTGGCGCCATCACGACGCTGTCGCTGGCCACAAGCTCCCGCGTCAAAGACAAGAGCACCGGCGACTGGCGCGAAGAAACCGAATGGCACCGCGTCGTGTTCTTTGGCCGATCCGCAGAAGTGGCTGGCGAGTACTTGAAAAAGGGCAAGCCCTGCTACGTCGAAGGGCGGCTGCGCACCCGCAAGTGGACCGACAAGGAAGGCAACGAGCGCTATACGACCGAGATTGTCGGTGATGTTCTGCAACTGCTGGGCGGCCGTGACGGCGGCGAAAGCGGCGACCAAGGCCAAGACATCAAGCCGCAGCCACAAGCCCGTCAGCAGCCACAAAGGCCAGCCGCAAAGCCTTCTACCATGCCTCGCGGCGGAACTGGCTTTGACGACATGGACGACGATATCCCTTTTTAGACCGGATATCCCTTTTTAGGCATGGGACATGGAAACCAAAGTCTGCAACCGATGCAAAGTCGAATTGCCTTTGTCGGCTTACTACATCAACAAAAACGGGCGGCCAAGATGGGTGTGTAAAAACTGCGCAAAGGGCATTTCGGCTGAGCGGTGGAAAAGCGGGGCCGCCAAACCGCACCCGGCCAGGCGGTATTCAGAAGCTATTCTTGCCGCGCTAAAAGGATCGCCATCAACGTCTGTGGAAATTCGAACAAAGATCTCGGCATCCGAGAACACTTTTTTGGCGGCGATCAAGCCGGACATTAACCGCGGCGCTGTAGTCCGTGTTCGCAATGGCAAAAATTTTGTCTACTGGCTTGCCGATGAGTACCGCCCATCGAAGGAGATTCCGCAAGACGACGCGGCGTCAGACGTGATGCGACGTGACCAGATCGCCGCCAAGGCTGCGCAGGAGACAGCCTGGTTGGCAGACGTTGTCAAAAGCGGGCAAAGGTTTTCGCCGTTTGGCGTCTTGATATCTGCAAAAGCCAAGCGATCGCCTAACCCAATAATTTGAAAGGGAAATCATGGAACTGAAAGTTAAAAAGCTGCATCCAGACGCGGTCATCCCGAAGTACGCCACTGACGGCGCGGCCTGCTTTGACCTGGTTGCAATTGGCGGCACTGAGCCGCACGAGTTCGACGATTGGGCCGACATTTACCGCACCGGCCTGGCGTTCGAAGTTCCTCCAGGCTGGGTGATGCTGATTTTCAGCCGCAGTGGTCACGGTTTCAAGCTGGGGATGAGGCTGAGCAATTGCGTGGGCGTGATCGACAGCGATTACCGGGGCGAGGTCAAGGTGTCGATACGGGACGATTCATGCATGGGGCACCATGTAGATGCCGGCCAGCGCATCGCCCAGGCCATGCTTGTGCAGATCCCGCGCTTGGATCTGGTCGAGGTCGCCGAGCTGTCCAGCACCGATCGCGGCGCGGGCGGCTTTGGCAGCACGGGGAGCGGCGCGCTGTGAGTTCATGCCCGCTATGCGCAGCCCCGCACTCACTGAGCCAGTGCCCGCGATGGATTACTCCGTCAGTGCCAGACCTGGACAACGCCATAACAGCGCACTTGGCGAAGCGCTCAATCATCACCCCGACGCGGGCAGACAGCGTGCTGTCCGTGGCGCGCAAGCTGTCGCTAGACCCGGTGCGGCTCATCAAGGGGCGGCTACAGGATCTGCGGGACCGGGGGTTGATCGAGGCTGACGAGTGCGGCAAGTGGATGGCGCCGAAATGAGCGCCTATTACAACGAATTTGACCCATTTGCCGCGCAATGGCTGCGTAATCTGATCGCAGACGGCCACATCGCTGACGGAGAAGTCGATGAAAGGAGCATTGAAGATGTCAGACCTGACGATTTGCGAGGATTCACCCAATGCCACTTTTTCGCCGGAATCGGCGGATGGAGCCTTGCGCTCAGAATGGCAGGCTGGCCAGACGATCGACCTGTTTGGACCGGCTCCTGCCCATGCCAACCTTTCAGCGCGGCAGGCAAAGGCGCTGGGTTTTCTGATGACCGGCACCTTTGGCCGGCCTTCTTCCATCTCATCCAGCAGTGCCAGCCTCCAGTCGTCTTTGGAGAGCAGGTTGCGAGCGCTGACGGCCTCGTCTGGCTCGATCTTGTATCGACTGACCTGGAAAGCCAGGGCTACGCCTTTGCAGCGGCAGATTTGTGCGCTGCGGGCATTGGCGCACCGCACATCAGACAGCGGTTGTACTGGGTGGCCGACGCCGTGCGCTCGCGATCATTTCCCCGCACACACAGCGGAATACATAGCGGGGAAGAAGGCGCAGGGTCACGGAATGGCAAACCTGAACGACTCAGTGCAGTTGGCGGGGTGGGCAACGCCGGATCGAACGATGATGACGCACAAGTCAAAGCCACCTATCCTCGGGAATCGCAAGCCTACAGACCCACAGATCAGCTTGGCCGACCAGGCGTTTCATCTGGCTCCGGGGCCGGCCCGACTAACGGTTTCTGGCGAGATGCTGACTGGCTCGGATGCCGGGATGGAAAGTGGAGGCCAGTTGAACCCGGCACATTCCCGCTGGTGCATGGGCTACCCCGTGGGCTGGTGCGTGGCGGGGATCAACGCATGGCACCGAACAACTCTGCGGAAGGGAGAGTGATGCGACTGCGAGGCTACGGGAACGCGATTGTTCCCCAGGTGGCTTCGGCCTTCATTTCTGCTTCAATGGGGTGAACATGCCGCAAACGCCTGAACGCAAGAAGATTCAGCAGCGCGAATATTGCGCAAGGCCCGATGTGAAGGCGAAGCGCGCAGCCAGTCACGCTGCATGGATGGAGAAAAACAAGGACAAGAAGCAAGCGTCTGAAGCGCGCCGCCGACTGGAGCGCCGTGCCTCTTGCCTTGTCGCGACGGCCCGCACGCGGGCGCGGAAGCGAGGTTTGGCTTTCGATCTCGACGCCCACGTCGAAGACCTACAGCGCCGAGTGGATGCCGGCGTGTGTGAGGTAAGCGGCCTCCCGTTCGACTTGACGCCAGGGCGCAAGTACAACAGCCCGAGCCTGGATCGACGCGATCCATCCAAAGGCTACACGCACGATAACGTGCGCGTCGTTCTGAACGTCATCAACGCCGCCATGGGCGACTGGGGCGAGGCGGTACTGAGGCATGTGATGCGTCAGTGGCTTGTCAGCGAAGGCAATGCCATCGTCCCGCAGGTAGCTGAAAGATTCGTCAGAGCTTTTTTATCTTGCAAATCAGTGTGATGCGCGTATAATTGACGTTGCTGGCCTAGGGTAGCTCCCGAAAAGACGAAAACCTCGCGTCCTGGCCCAGCACTTCACGAGGTTCGATAGAGGTATCGACGTGAGCCGCCTTGTTGCTAGGGGCTGGAGTGATTTCCAGCACTACAAAGACAGATCCCCCGCATGGATCAAGCTTCACAAAAAACTGATCGACAACTACGAATTCCAATGCTTGCCGGTTGCTAGCAGAGCGCTAGCGCCTATGCTCTGGCTGCTAGCTAGCGAGGAAAACGACGGGTCGCTTGATGCGTCTCCAGCAAAGATTGCTTTCAGGCTTCGGATGGCAGAGCAGGAGGTTGTTGAAGCTGTTAAGCCTTTGATTAAAAGCGGGTTTTTTGACTGCGACGCAGAGTGCTATCGAGATGCTAGCAAAGCGCTAGCGGAGCGCTTGCCTAGAGAAAGAGAAAGAGAAAGAGAAAGAGAAGAAGTAGAGGAAGAGAGAGAGAGCGTGCGCGATAGCATGCGCATCAACACGACAGAAACACATGCTTCGGCAAAGCCTCAGCCGACGGCAAGGGCTTGCCGCCTGCCTTCTGATTGGGATTTGCCCGACGAGTGGGCCGAGTGGGCAATGCAAGAGCAGCCATCGTGGACGCGCCAACATTGCGAAAAGGTGTCACGGTCATTTGCCGACTACTGGCACGCAAAAGGCGGCGCCGATGCTCGAAAGGCAGACTGGCAAGCAACCTGGCGCCTATGGGTGAGGCGGGAAAAGCCGATGCACGAATCCAGAATGTCGCGCGACGGCATCCGCGACGAAAACGGGGCATTGCTGCTCGGGAAGGCGGGCATGGAGACAGCCGCTGCGGCGCAAGCCTGGGCGAGAAGCCCGGAGGCCCTGAGGCTGCAACAGGCGATTGATGCGCGGCGCGCTCGGGAGGCTGCCGAAAATGCAGGCTGACATTGGTCGATTCAGCGCGTTGATCAGCGCCTTGGGCGAGTACCACGGCAAGACGCTATCAGCCGGCGTTATCGGGCTGTATGCGCAGGGCCTGCTGCACAGGTACAGCATTGAAACGCTTGAGCGCGCCGTCATGACCCACATTGACAACCCGGATACCGGGCAGTTCATGCCCAAGGTCGCCGACATCGTGCGGATGATTGACGGCGACACAAAGGACGCTGCGTCGCTGGCGTGGGCAAAGGCAATTGGCGCCGCGTCATCTGTGGGCGCCTATCGGTCAGTGGTGTTTGATGACCCAATCATCCACGCTATCGTGCGGGATATTGGCGGATGGACGAGGCTGTGCCACACCTCGGAAGACGAGGCGCCATTCCTTGAGCGCAGATTCCGCGATGCTTACCGTGCGTATGCCAATCGCGGCGGCAGCGCACCAGATTACCCGCTGGTGCTTGGCGGAATATCGGACACGCACAACGGCTCCCGGGGGTTTTCGTCAGACCCTCCCGTGCTGATTGGCGACAAGACCAAGGCGCAGGCCGTGATGTCTGGTTCTGCCGGTTTGCAGCGCCGCATTGCGCCAAGTGGCGTTAGGAGATTGTCTAATGGGTGATCCAGTAGCGCAGATTGCCAACAGGTTCAAGACTGCGCCAGGTCGCAGCCATGTCATCGACCATTGGCTTTGGGTGCTTAACGACCCCAGCAAGCCGGACATTTCCCACCGGTTTGCATTTGAGGCCCTGGACAACCTGGGCTACGTGATTCAACCGGGCGACTTGAGCGGCAAGGCCGCAAGAATGCACGAAAACCGGCCTAGAACGGCCTGATAGGAGTGAGGTGATGGCAGAGCATACGGAAGGCAAAACAGGCGCTCCAGAGCTTTTTTTAGGGCAAGCGCGCTGGATCAAGTCCGGATGGATGGCGGGCAGACTTGGGCGCGTGGCTCAGATCGACGGCGATGTCTGTCTGGTTGAGGTTGAGATTGACGGCGCTGGCGCTGCGTTTCGGTGGCTTAATGTTGCTGACACGGAGCGAGCAGCATGAAGGCGGCGGCAATCATGGTGCTGTGCCTGTCGCTCGTCAGCGCGTGCACCGATGCGCTGATCCCGAAAGGCTTTCGGATGATGGACGCGGCGCCCTGGGTGGCGGAGGGGCTGCAATGAGCATTCAGTTCGAAATCCCTGGACCGCCGGTTGCAAAGGGCCGCGCAAGGGCGTTTGTGCGTGGCGGCAAGGTCGGGCACTTCACGCCGAAAAAGACCGAGGCCTACGAGTCAAGCGTGCGGCTTTTTGCGGCCCAGGCAATGGCAGGCGCTGCGCCAATGGATGGCCCTATCGAGCTGACGGTCATCGCGTTTTTGCCGATCCCGCCGAGCTGGCCGAAGAAGAAGCAGGCTGACGCTTTGGCCGGAAGCCTGCGCCCAACGGGCCGCCCGGATCTTGACAACATCGTCAAGGCCGTCAAAGACGGCATGAATGGGATCGTCTGGCGCGACGATAGCCAGGTCGTTGATTTGGCGGCTGGCAAGCGGTATTCAGACCGGCCGCGTGTTGACGTGGTCGCCAGGGTTTCAACCCAGTGATATGGGAGGGAAAGACGGCATGAATACGACGCACTCGATTGAACACAACGTCTTGCCGCCAAACGCTCGCGCAAAGCTGCGCAAGGCCTGGGAACTCGCTCAAGGGAAATCAGATTTTGAGCGCCGCAAAATCATTGACGAAGCCATCGATGCGGTGACATTGCGACACCCCGAGAAATTCCGCCAGGAAGGAGCGTGACGTGCTGATTGCTGTGAACCATCAAAACAAGCCGTGCGGCCAAGCTCACGCGCTGGCAAAAACCACCGATCGGGAAGTTGCGCTAGCCTGCCAGTTGCACGAACAAGGGCTGTCGCTGCGAGAAATAGCAAGGAAATTTGACGTCACCCATGGGGCTGTTGGCCATTGGGTAAGCGGTCGGCGGAGGGGGTCAATCCCGGCAAAAGTGATTGAAATTGGCTCATACAGCCATGGGCCTATGCAAAACCCGGCAAAGAAAGGCGCCGGGCATCACCGGGCACGGTTTGATGACAGCGCTGTTCGGGCAGCCATTGCCCGCGTGGCCGCTGGCGAGTCGATGAAAGCCGTTGCAAAAGACATTGGCGCACCGGTGCAGACGGTGTTTGGGTGGGTTCACGGCGAGGCGCGATCCTCGTTGGCTGGGGGCGAAAATGGCCGGTGAGAAAAAGAGGATTGGCAGGCCGCCAGGGCGGGCGTTCCCGGACTCCGAGCGCGTCATGGATGAACTGTGCTTGCACATGATGCAAGGCGGCACGGTTGCCGAGTTTTGCCGGATTGATGGAAACCCTGGCAGGGTAACGATTTATGAATGGGTCAATACTGACAAGGCCTTTGCGGAACGGTTCGCGCGCGCACGCGATTTTGGCTTCGATGCGATTGCTGATGAGTGCAAGCAGATCGCCGACAGCGGCGAGGACGTCAACGGGGATCACGTCAAACGATCCGCGCTGCGGATAGACACGCGGCTGAAGCTGTTGGCTAAGTGGTCGCCGAGGTATCGCGACACGCAAAAGATTGAGGCGGAGATTACAGACACAGCGTCTGCGATCCTGGCTGCGCGTCGTCGCACGGCAAAAAAGGGCGGCGATGGCAAGTGACGACTACGACGCCATGCTGGCCGAAGACATGGCCGCGTTTTTTGACGACCCGCTGGGGTTTGTCATGTACGCGTTTGACTGGGACAACGACCCTGCGCTGCAGATTTGTGAGTTGGTAGAGCCATGGGCAAGCCGGTATGACAGCCGATACGGCCCTGATGAATGGGCGTGCCGGATGTTTGACGACATTGGCGAGCAGTGCCGACAGCGAGGGTTTGACGGAAAGAGCCCGGTCTTGCCGCAGCGCCATGCGGTCAGCTCTGGTCACGGTATTGGGAAGTCGGCATTTACGGCCATGCTTTGCCATTGGATCATGAGCACGCGCCCGTTTTGCAAGGGCGTGGTGACGGCAAATACTGCAGAACAGCTTGCGTCAAAGACGTGGGCGGAGATTGCCAAGTGGAACAAGCGCTGCATCACCGGGCACTGGTTTTCAGTCACCACCGGGAAGGGGGCCATGCGCATGACAAGCCGCCAGTATCCCGAAGCCTGGCGGTTGGATGCACAGACGTGCCGCGAAGAAAACTCCGAATCTTTTGCGGGCCTTCACGCGGCAAATAGCAGCCCCTTCTACATCTTCGACGAAGCGTCTGCAGTCCCGGACAAGATTTGGGAGGTTGCCGAGGGCGGCATGACTGACGGGGAGCCGTTTTGGTTTGTGTTTGGCAACCCAACAAGGAACACCGGCCGGTTCTTCGAGTGCTTCAACAAGCTGCGGCACCGGTGGTCAGGTCGCCAGATCGACAGCCGAACCGTCCAAATCACCAACAAGCAGCAGATCCAGCAGTGGGTCGATGATGAGGGCGAGGATTCAGACTTTGTGCGGGTCCGCGTTCGCGGGGTGTTTCCGCGCGCAAGTTCGCTGCAATTCATCCCGCGCGACTTGGTAGACGATGCCGCGCTGCGCAAGCCGGCGCATGTTCGGCAAGTCGGGCTATCGGCTGCTGTTGGCGTCGACGTGGCGCGATTCGGGGATGACCAATCGTGCATTGCGACCAGGGTGGGGCGTGATGCATCGTGGCCATTAAAGCGCTTTGGGAAGATTGACACGATGCAGCTTGCGTCTAAGGTGCTTGAGCATGTGCGCGACCTCAAGCAAGCTGGGCTGCGGCCGGTGGTGTTTGTGGACGGCGGCGGGGTTGGCGGGGGCGTTGTCGACAGACTTCGGCAGCTCAACCTTGACGCGATCGAAGTTCAATTTGGCGGCAAGCCAGACAACTCCCGCAAGTATGCAAACAAGCGCGCGGAAATGTGGGGGGCCATGAAGGAATGGCTCAAAACTGGAAGCCTGCCAAAAGACCAAGAATTGGTCACTGACCTGACGTCGCCGGAATACAGCTTCCGGCCTGACGACACCATTTTGCTTGAGCCAAAAGAGGCCATGAAGCGGCGTGGCCTTGCTTCGCCGGATGCCGGTGACGCGCTTGCTCTGACATTTGCATATCCGGTCGAAGATGCGCCGGGAAGCCATGACAGCGGGCGCAATCGTCAAAGCCGTGACTATGACCCTATGGCGTTGATATAGCGATCCGTGTACGCACGCCCTTTGTGTAGCGGGCACCGTGCCGGAATGAAGTTACAGCTTGTCGACCCTGTCCAATGGTGGCCGCAGGCCTCCGCCCTGGCTGCCGAGCACTGGGCCGAAACTGGGGTTTCTGGGTCTGATCTGGCGCCCGATCTGTCGTTGTACCAAGCCCTGCATGCTCAGGGCATGCTGTTTGCGATTGCCGGGACGGTTGGCGGCTCGCTGGTCGCCTACTTGATGGCGACGGTTTGCAAGCACGATTTGGCGGCTCGTGAGGTGTGGGCGTCAAATCGAGCGCTGTTCGTGTCATCGCAGTACAGGGGCTCGCTTGGCGTCGGGCGAATGATTCTGATGGCTGAGGACGAAGCCAGAAAGCGCGGCGCTACGGCGTTTGTTTGGGGCCTGCGTGCTGGATCGGCAGCTGTTGGCGTGTTTTCTGAACGGCGCGGCTACCAGCCTTTGGACGTGTCAATGATCAAGAGGTTTTGATGGGCTTTGACCCTATCTCGCTCGGCCTGATGGCGGCCGGGACAATTCTTGGTGGCATTCAGGGCAGCAAGCAGCTGAGCGCCCAAAAGGCGGCGCAGCGCGCCAACGAGCAGGCCGCGCAAAAGGCAGCAAGCGACGCCGAGCAGGCAACAAACAAGGCAAACGCCAAAAAGCCCAACATCGCCGCGCTGATGGCCGCCAACCTGGGTGCAGCTGGGGCCGGGGTCGGCGGCACAACGCTGACCGGCCCAATGGGGGCTGGCGTTGATGCGTCAGCGCTTGGCAAAAACACGCTGTTGGGCCAGTGATGCCGGAGTTCTCGAAAACTCGCACAGACCTGTTGCGCCGACATGGGCAGCTGCGCGCCGAGCGATCCTCGTGGATGGCTCATTGGCAAGAGATCAGCAACTACCTGCTGCCAAGAGCTGGGCGTTATTTCCGTCAAGACCGCAACCTTGGCGGGCGTAGGCATAATCAGATCTACGACAGCACGGCAACGCGAGCGCTCAAGACGCTTGCGGCCGGGATGATGGCCGGAATGACAAGCCCGGCACGCCCATGGTTTCGCATGGGCATACCCGATGAAGACCTTGCAAAGAGCCAAGACGTGAAGGTCTGGCTTGCTGACGTCACAAAGATCATGCTGCGCGTGTTCGAAAAGTCGAACACTTACCGAGCCCTGCACAGCATCTACACCGAGCTTGGCGCGTTTTCAACCGCAGCTAGCGTTGTCAGCTCAAACTTCAACACGGTCATTCATCACCATCCGCTGACCGTTGGCGAATACGCAATTGCCACCGACTACAGCAGCCAGGTCGTGACGCTGTACCGCGAGTTTGAAAAGACGGTTGCCGAAATCGTGGCGGAATTTGGCTACGACAATTGCAGCACGGCAGTGCAAGGCATGTACACAAGCGGCAACCTGCACGCCTGGGTGCCGCTGGTTCAGGCCATTGAGCCGCGAAGCGACCGAGACCGCGACCACCGCAAACGTGACAAGCGCAATATGCCGTGGGCCAATTACGTCTTTGAGCTTGGCGGGAACGGTGATCGTCCGCTGTACGAAGGCGGGATGAAGACGTTCCGGTGTCTGGCTCCACGGTGGGAGGTGATCGGCGGCGACGTCTATGGCTCGGGCCCTGGACAGGAGGCTCTTGGCGACATCAAGCAACTGCAGCACGAGCAGCTCAGAAAGTCGCAGGCCATTGATTACATGAGCAACCCGCCGCTGCAGGTGCCTACGTCGCTAAAAAATCGCGACATTGAGCGCCTGCCAGGCGGGATTACCTACGTCGACGCCGCGTCGCCATCTGGCGCAATTCGCAGCATGTTTGACGTGCGGCTTGATCTCAATCATCTGCGCGAAGACATCGTCGACGTTCGCCAGCGCATCAACGGGGCGTTTTACGCCGACCTGTTCCTGATGCTGGCCAACAGCACCAACACCAGCATGACGGCCACCGAAGTTGCGGAGCGGCACGAGGAAAAGCTGCTGATGCTGGGCCCGGTGCTTGAGCGGCTGCATAACGAGTTGTTGAGCCCGCTGATTGACATCGCGTTCAGCGACCTCCTTGAAGCCGGGGCGTTGCCACCGCCACCCGACGATTTGCAGGGGCAAGAGCTGACCGTTGAATTCAGCTCAATGCTTGCGCAGGCTCAGAAAGCGATCGGAACGAATGGAATTGACCGGTTTGCAATGAGCCTTGGGACGATTGCCCAGGCTAAGCCGGATGTGCTTGACAAGTTCGACGCTGACACGTGGGCGGACGTGTACTCCGACCTGCTGAGCGTTGACCCTCGCCTGATTGTCGGGGCTGAGCGCGTCGCTTTGATTCGCCAGCAGCGAGCGCAGGCCGCAGCCCAGCAGCAGCAAATGGCGATGGCCCAAGCCGGCGCGCAGACAGCGAGAGACATGGCCGCAACGCCCGTTGGCGGCGACAACGTACTAACCAATGTCGTTGATATGTTCAGCGGCTATACGAGCTGATATGGGAAAGCCGAATTACACAACAGCAAACCCGCATCCTGTAGAAGGTGCTCAGGATGTTGTTCTTGACACCATGATCAACCCGATTCCAAGGGCGATTTATCTTGGGAAAAGCGGTGACGTCACTGGGTTGCTGCGCGATGGCAATACGACCGTGACATTCAAGAGCATGGTTGCCGGCTACCCGATCCCGATCGGCTTTCGCATGATTACGTCTGCTGGCACGACGGCCACGGACATTGTTGCGCTGTACTGATGACAATCGGCGGCGGTTTGATTCTGTGGTTCGGTGTTGGCGCGGTCTATCCCGAAACCTTGCTGCGCGAGCGGTGGCATTTCCGTGCAAGGCACTTTTCCGCTTTGCACCTGCGGAGGATTTGAAAGATGGCGCGAGTCTTGCCAGAAGTAAAAAATGTTGGGCGCACTGCAATGATGGTGAGCTGGACCCTTGCGGAGGGGGATGAGGCTGTTGCGGCTTCTGTGCCTGACGCACGCATCGATGCTGCAAGCTCTGAAAATTTTGTCGGGATGCTCAAGGGCAGCAATGATGGATCCTCGTTTCATCCTTTGACGGACGGCCTTGGGCGCCAAATGCGGTTTTCTGGTGCTGGACTGCATGTCAGCGCGCAGCATCCGATGTATATCAAGCCCGAGGGCACGGGCACTTTGTTTGTTTTGCTGAGGCCGTGAAATGGATGACGATCTGAAAAAATCTCTTGACGCGCTTCGGACGTTCGGGGCGATGTTTGCAGGTCTTGCGCATGCTGACAAGTTGGCTGACGGGCTGCGTGACCTGAGTGATATGCAAGCAAAGGCGGCTATTGCAAGCAAGCAAGCTGATGACATGAAGGCCAAGGCGTCGGACATGCTGGTCAAGGCAAAAGCAACCAAAGAAGCTGCAGAGTCTGAGGCCGCCGAGGTTGTTGCAAAGGCCAAGTCAGACGCGGAAACTCTGCTGTCAGAGGCGTCGGAGCGCCTTGCTTCTGCCAAGCAAAAAGCGGCAGACGCCGATAAGAAGCTGGCTGATCACCTGGGCTTGCGCGCGGCTGCTGATCGCGCCAAGTCCGAGGCTGAGTCTATGCTTGGCAAGGCTCGCAATGATGCTGAGGCGATCGTTGCCGAGGCTGTGGCGAAGGCGGAACAGATCAAGGCAGAGCTTGCCGCACGTCTGGGGCTGTAATGCGAATTGAGCGCAATGGCCTGGTGTTTTGGGCGCCTGATGATGCAACCGAACTGGTGAACGGCCAGTGGACTCCGATCAGCGCAGGCGCGCTTGTGCCGTGGGATCTTCACGAAGCGCGTCAGGCTGTAGCAGATGCGCAAGCGGCGCTTGACGCGCTGCCGGATGTACCTGATCAAGAGCTGCTAGGATGGGCAAAAGCCAACCATCCCAGCCAGGACCAAAGGCGGATTCTTGCTATCAATCTTGAGAATGCGCGGAAAAGGCTTGCCGAGGTAGAAAATGGCTATCACCACAACTAATCTTGGAACTGCGTCATGCAGGATTGATTATCAAGCCGGTGATACGGCTGCTGGCATTGTGTCGGCTCTGGAGGCATTTATTACCGGCAAGGGCTGGGAAGTTTTTGACCCATACGGCACGGCAGGCGCAGGGGTTGGCTGTTATCGCGCTTTGTATGTTGGCGGGACTTCTGGAACGGCATCTCATTACAAATACGTAACGATTGATACGGCAACAGCTGGATACATTTTTCTGCGTGCATACGAGTCGTGGAATAGCTCAACCCATGTCGGCACCAATAAGGCGACCGACAACTGGGTCGGGACCTCGTTGGCTACTGCGGCGCAGAATTCGCAGCGGCTAGACACCAGCAACGGCGGCGCTTTGTACGTTTTTTGCTCTCAGCGGTACTTGGCAATCCTTTCTAGCACGCCAGCCGGGTACGGATGCTCGAATGATGGTGGCGCAACCGGCGTTTTTGAGACGGCCAGAGACAACGCCTCCGACACGCTTGCAGGCGGGAGTCCGGCTGTCGTGTGGTCCGCTATGGGCCATATCGGATATTCCTTCAACGCGGTTTCGGTTCCGCGGTCATTTGCCGGCGCTGTCGGCGACTCCAATGCTCAGTACGGTGGCCTGCTACTGCCAGAAATGGGCGTGCGTGCAGCTCACGGGGGTAATTGGGGGGCGGTGGCATCAATCAATTCTGTTGACGGGAGGCCGCTTGCAAGCAATCTTGTCGTCACCCTTGGGTCGCACACCACGTCAACGGTAGAGGTGCGAGGCAGGATATTCGGCCTCTTTGCTATGCCGCAAGGCGCGGCAGCCCAGTTTGATACGGTCAGCATCCCTATCGATGCCGATGGATTCTATTCTGCAAAATCATCGACCACAGTAAATTGTATGGTCCTGCGCGCATCTAGCGGGGTTGGTCTTGCACCTTTAGCGATTGCTTTGTGATGGCAGCCATTTCTATTTCAAGAGTTATCCTCTCCGGAGGGATTTGCAATTCAATTGCAAGATTAAGAAACGCAAAAGGCGCTGTAGTTTGCGGCGATACGACAGGAGTGCAAGCAATAGCTTCTGCCGTATGGGCGCATTCTGGCGTGAGGTCTCTTAATGCCGTGCTGGACAACAACATGACGCACGACCAAGCATTGCGCATGATGGCTGCCGTGTTGCTTGGCAAGGTGTCCGGTGCCGGCACCGGAACCGAGGTATTCACGGCGGCTGGCGGCAATCAGGTGCGCGTCACTTCGACCGTTGACGCAGCCGGGAATCGTGTGGCTGTGACGCTAACGCCTGGTTTTTGATCCGTATACGCAGCAGGCCGCGCCGCGCCTAGTCTGGCGCAATGCCAGAGCGCCAGCACATCGACCCTACGAGCATAGCCGACCATGAGTCGGCCGAGCGCGAGCGACAGCGCCGCGCAAAAGATGATCGAAAGGTCGAAGCGGCTGACGTCAAGTGGCTGATGTCCAGCAGACGAGGGCGCCGGATTGTTTGGCGCTTTCTTGCTCAGGCCGGCGTGTACCGATCGAGCTTCAACGCAAACTCGATGACCATGGCCTTCAACGAGGGCGCCAGAAATTCAGGCTTACGACTGCTTGATCTGGTGCACGAGCACTGCGCGGACGCCTACCCAACCATGGTCCGAGAGGCTCAGCCCGATGAGCGAAGCAGCAACCCTGATGAGTGACGCCGCGCAAACCACGCAAGCGGCAGCACCAGCAGCACAGGCAAATGCAGGCGGCACTGCGCCGGCCGCGCAAAGCCAGCCCCAGCAAGAAGGCGCAAGCTTTTTGACTCAGCAGGCGGCTTCGGCTTCTGCTGAAAATGCCGCCAACGGCAACAGCCCTGACGAAAAGCAGCAAGAGCCCAAGCCGCAGGGCGCCCCTGAAAAGTACGACTTCAAGGTGCCTGACGGGCACCAGGTTGACTCGGCTGTTCTGGATGCATTCGGCGCGTCTGCAAAAAAGTTCAACTTGACGCAAGAGGCGGCTCAGGGCGTTTTGGCTGAGGTCATTCCCGCAATGCAGGCAAGGCAGGCCGAGGCCGTCAAAGCCATTCATGCGGAGTGGGTTGCCGCTGTCAAGGCCGACAAAGACCTTGGCGGGTCGGCTTTTGAGGCCAATCTTGGGTTGGCGCGCAAGGGGCTCGATTCGTTTGGCTCGCCGGAGCTGAAGACGCTGCTTGACACGTCAGGCCTTGGCAATCACCCCGAAGTTATCCGCCTGCTGCATCGGATCGGCAAGGAAATCACGTCGGACGGCTACATCGGTGGGCGTCAGACAGAAGGGGCCAAACAGCCGTGGGATCGGCTGTATGGCTCGCAACAATCGTAACCTGGAGCCACAATGGCGACTTTGCCCACGCTCACCGGCCGCAATACCCTGATCGATGTCGCCCGGAGCTTCGGCCCGGACGGTAAGGTCATGACGGTGGCCGAGTTGCTCAACCAGAGCAACGAAATGCTGTCTTACATGAACTTCATTGAAGGCAATCTGCCGACCGGCCACAAGGCTTCGGTGCGCGCCGGCCTGCCAACGGTGACCATGCGCAGCTTCTACAAGGGCGTAAAGCCCTCGAAAGGCGGCCGCGCGACGATCGAAGACGTTTGCGCCATGGCCGAAGGTCGCAGCGAAATCGACGTTGATCTGGCCAACCTGAACGGCAATGCAGCGCAGTTCCGATATTCGGAAGCGCTGGCGTTCGTGGAGGCAATGAACCAGAAGTTCTGCAATCAGTTCCTGTATGGCGATACGGCAAAAGACCCGGATGGCATCCTGGGCCTGACGCCGCGATACAACTCGCTGTCGGCGCAGTCTGGCGCAAACATCATTGATGCCGGTGGTTCTGGCTCCGACAATACGTCGGTGTGGCTGCTGGTCGCTGGCCCGAACACGATCACCGGTATCTACCCCAAGGGGTCGCAAGCCGGCTTGCAGCAACAAGACCTGGGCGAGATCGACGCGTTCGACGAGAACAACGACAAGTACCGCGCCCTGGCCGAGCTGTGGAAATGGAAATTTGGCCTGCACGTCAAAGACTGGCGCTACGCCGTGCGGATTGCCAACATCGATGTCAGCGACCTGGTCGGGCAAACCGGCACGCAGGCTATTACGGCCGCGACGTGGCTGAACAAGCTGATGATCAAGGCAATGGCGCGCATCCCGTCGATGGGTATGGGCACGCCGATGTTTTTGGCGTCGCGCACGGTGAAAGAAATGCTGTCGATCGGCGCGCTGGACAAGTCGCAGAACGCGCTGTCGTTCACTGAAGGTTTGAATCAGCACGGGACGGTGGCCCCTGGCTCTGTTGCGGGGTCTGGCACTGGCATCAGCGGCGGTCAGCTGAAGTTTATGGGCGTTCCGGTGCTGACGGTCGATCAGATCCTGGCTACCGAAGCTCGCGTCGTCTAAGGGGATCAGCATGGGTATGCTCGACAATCAAGCGAAATTTTCCGTGGCCCAGGCTGTCACGTCGACCGGTGACACCGCTTCGACCAACGTGTACGGCCAGGACTTTGCGGCAGCGTCTGATTTTGGCCTGGCCGACGCTCACTGGATCAACGCTGTCGTCAACACGACTTTCACTTCTGGCGGATCGGCGACGATTCAGGCTGTTTTGCAGGACTCGGCCGACAACAGCACGTTCGCTGATGTGCTGGCCGGTCCGGTGGTTCCGGTGGCCAGCGCAACCGCCGGCGCTGTTCTGCTGCAGGCCTGCCCTCCACTGGGCTTACGCCAATACATCCGGATCGCCTATCGCGTCGCCACGGCTGCAATGACGGCTGGCAAGGTGGATGCTTACATCTCGTCTGATGTGCAGCGAAACATTGCACGGCCGAGCGGCTTCACCGTTCAGTAAGGGGGCGGTATGCGTGTCGTTGCCAAGGCGCCCGGGTTTTTCCAATACTTCCGCGAGGAAGGCGAGGAATTCGAGGTGCCGGAAGGGTCAAAAGCGACGTGGTTCAAGCCCGTCATTGAAGATGAGCCCGAACGCCGCCGAGGTCGCCCGCCGAAGCGGCAAGACGGCGATGATGCTGGCGAGCCCGGTTAAGGTTGTCTCCTCCCTGTAGTAGCTTGGGCTGGCCTTCGGGTCGGCCCTTTTTGTTGTGGTGGTCAAATGGCGTCAGAAGTCGACATCTGCAATCTTGCGCTTGCCAATCTTGGCGACGCGGCGACGGTTTCAAGCCTTTCACCGCCCGAAGGGTCAATCCAAGCCGAGCACTGCGCTCGGTTTTACCCGATTGCTCGCGACACGCTGCAGGAGATGCACGCGTGGGGGTTTGCAACCAAGCGCGTCGCGCTGGCTGCCGTCTCGATCGCTTGGCCGCAATGGTCGTATGCCTATGCCGCGCCGGCCGATGCAGTCAACATCCTTGAGGTTCTGCCCACTGTCGCAACGGATGACTACAGCGAAGGCACGCTGCCGTTTGTCCCGCAGCCCTACGCCATGGAAGTTGACGACCAAGGCCGGCAAATTATCGTCACCGATTGCGCTTCGGCCGTGCTTCGATACACGGCCCAAGTAAGCGACCCCACAAAATTCACACCACTGTTTGTGGCCGCGCTGTCTTGGCATCTGTCGTCAATGCTTGCTGGCCCGATCATCAAGGGCGATGTCGGTGCGGCAGAGGCAAAGCGCTGCCAGGGCATGGCTCAGTATTACATCGGGAAGGCCAAGGAGTCCGACGCCAATCAGCGGCGCATTTTGCCGGCGCATGTTGCACCCTGGATTGCGGGGCGCTGATGGCTAACGTCAAGCAACTACAGCGCAGTTTTAACGGCGGGGAACTGTCGCCTGAAATGTTCGGCCTGATCAGCGATGCCAAATACGCATCAGGCCTTCAGCGCATGCGCAATTTCATCGCCATGCCGCACGGGCCGGCGGCAAACCGGGCTGGCACCGCGTTTGTGCGATCGGTCAAAACACCGTCCAAAAAGACGCGGCTTCTGCCGTTCTCATTCAGCCCGGATCAGACTTTTGTGATTGAGCTTGGCGCCGGGTATTTCCGGTTCCACACAGCGGGCGCGACCGTGATGAATGGCGGGTCGCCCTATGAGGTTGCAAACAGCTACGACGAAGCAGACTTGTTTGACATCTGCTTCGAGCAAAGCAACGACGTGCTGACGCTGACGCACCGCAAGTACCCGCCCGCCGAGTTGCGCAGGCTTGGCGCGACAAACTGGCAGTTTTCTGACATCGTGTTTGGGTCGTCGCTCGGCGCGCCAACTGGCCAGGCGGCCACGGCAACGACGGCGCCAAGCCCGACGGGCCTGGTAACGTACTCCTACAAAATTTCAGCGGTCGGCGAGGTTCAGAGCGACGAGTCAGCAACGAGTGCCGCTGCGACGTGCAGCAACAATTTGCTGCAGACCGGCGCTTACAATACGGTGTCGTGGTCGGCCGTCACAAATGCCAAGCGCTACAACGTCTACAAGGAAAGCAACGGCCTGTACGGGTACATCGGCCAGACTGACGGCACGTCTTTCAAAGACGACAACATCACGGCCGACATTGGCAAGACGCCCCCAGAGGGGGCGGTTCCGTTTTATCCGCCGGTTTCGATCGGTGGTTCTGGAAGCTGGCCGGCAGCGGTCAGCTACTACGAACAGCGCCGGTGCTTTGCTGGGACATACGGGCAGCCGCAGTCGCTTTGGATGACACGCAGCGGGACTGAAAAGAACCTGACCTACTCCATCCCGGCCAGGGACGATGATGCTATTTCTGTCAAGCTTTCGGCGCGCGATCTGAATCAGATCCGGCACATCGTGCCGCTCTCAAACTTGGTGCTTCTGACCAACTCGGCAGAGTGGCGCGTTACGTCGGTCAGCAGTGACGCCATCACGCCAACATCGATCAGCCTCAAGCCGCAGAGCTATGTTGGTGCAAGCTCCGTGCGGCCAATCATTGTCAACAACTCGATGCTGTTTTGCGCTGCGCGCGGCGGGCATGTGCGCGAACTGGCCTACAACTGGCAGGCAAACGGGTTTGTGACCGGCGACCTTAGCCTGAGAAGTCAGCACCTGTTTGACGGGCTCACAATCGTTGACTCAGCCTATTCAAAAGCCCCTGTCCCGATCTGCTGGTTTGTGTCGTCAAACGGCCGGCTTCTGGGCCTGACATACGTGCCAGAGCAACAGATCGGCGCCTGGCACTGGCACGACACAGAAGGCGGTTATTTTGAGTCCGTGGCCGCTGTGGCGGAGGGGGAAGAGGATGTTCTCTACGCTGTCGTGCGCAGGACAATAGGCGGCGCTGTTGCGCGTTACGTTGAGCGCATGGCCGGTCGGGTTGAGTCAAGGACGTCGGGGTTTTTTGTTGATTCGGGCCTGACGTATTCCGGGGCGCCAGCGTCGACGATCTCGGGGCTTGGCCATCTTGAGGGCAAGGAAGTCGCGATTCTTGGTGACGGGGCCGTTCGCCCAAGAAAAACCGTTACCGGTGGCCAAGTGACGCTTGATCGCGTTGCCTCACTGGCAATCATCGGCCTGCCAATTACCGCAGATCTGCAAACCATGCCGGTCGTCGCTCAGATTGATGCGGCGTTTGGCGCAGGGCGGACAAAGAACGTCAACAAGGCATGGCTGCGGGCGCACCAGTCAGCAGGTTTTCATATCGGCCCTGACTTTGAGCACCTGACCGAAGCTAAGTGGCGCACAAACGAACCGTATGGATCGGCGCCGGAGTTGAAGACGGTGGAAACGCAGTTGCCAATCTCCCCGTCGTGGGGGTCAGATGGGGCGGTGTGCGTGCGGCACGCCGATCCTTTGCCGCTGAAGGTGGTCAGCTTAACGCTTGAGGTCGCCATCGGCGGGTAAGATTTAGGCCAAAAGGAATCACATGAGCACAGCACCAATCGCCATGCAGGCGGCAGGCGCAGGCTTTAACGCCACAAGCGCATACTTCGGCGCGGCCAGCCAGAAAAGCGCCTTGCAATCACAGGGGCGAATGGCTGACATCAACGCGGGGATTGCCGAGCTTGGCGCGCAAAACGAGATCTTGCGCGGCCAGCGTGAAGAGCAATCCGTTCGGCTTCGTGGCGCGTCGCTCAAAGGGGCGCAGCGGGCATCAATGGCGGCCAATGGCGTTGATATGACCAGCGGCACGGCGCAGCAGATCCTGACAAGCTCCGATTACTTTACCGAGTCAGACGCAAACACGGTTGCTGCAAACGCCGTAAAGTCTGCGTTCGGTTACCGGTCCCAGGCTGTCGGCTTGCAAAACCAAGCAAGAAGCGCCAGAGCATCTGCAAGCACAATAAGCCCGGTGATGGCGGCTGTGACAAGCCTGATAGGCAGTAGCGGCCAGCTTTCAAGCTCGTGGTATCAGCAGCAAAAAGCCGGGGTTGCGCAACAGCCTAGGTCGTTCGGGCCGAGGCTCGATTCATTTTTTGGTGGCACAGGCGGATCGGGGGATTAAATGCCGCGCGTTCCTACGCAAGACGCTTTTGCAGTTCAGCAGGCCGGGATCAGTGCCAGCCCAATCGCATCGCCCCAAGTCGACAATTTTGGGCCGCGTCAATCGGCGCAAATGGGGGCTGCGCTGCAGTCGGCCGGCGGAGAGTTGCAGCGCATTCAGCTTGACGTCGCCAACCAAGCCAATCAGGTGCGTCTTAACGACGCCATGAACAAGGCCGTTGAAGCTCGGCTGAGGCTGACATTTGACAAAGACGCCGGCTATCAAAATCTGCGCGGAGACGCGGCGCTTACGCGGCCAGGCGGCAAAGCCCTAGATGCCGAGTACGGCGAAAAGTTTGACGATGCCATCCGGTCGATCGAATCGACGCTTGGGAATGATGCGCAAAAGCAGGCCTTCCAGCTGCATGCGCAAAAGCTGCGCAGCCAGTTTGGCGCCGACCTTAACCAGCATGTCGCCAAGGAGTTTAACGAATACCAAAGCAGCGTTGCAGACGGGACGGTGAAGGTTTCGCGCGACCAGATGGCGCTTGACCCTTTTAACCCGGAGGCGGTTGGGCAATCCGTGCGCGCCATAAAGGCAGCCGTTGCCGAGCAGGGGCGCCTGCGCGGGTGGTCCGGCCAGCAGACGGTTGCGGCAACCATTGAGGCGCTGTCGCCGGGGCACGCGAGCGTGATGGCCGCGGCAATCGACGGCGGAAAGCTGAATTTCGCTCGCGAGTACATGAAGCAAAACAACGCCGAGCTTACTCCGCAGGCGCGGCTGCAGCTGACGCGCACTCTCGATGCTGGCGAGTTTGAGGCCAAGACTCAGACAGCAACGGAAAGCCTGTTGGCCGAGGCTGGCGGCGATGCGCAAAAAGCGCTGCAGCTTGCCCGCCAAAAGCACTCTGGCAAAGAGGAAGACGCCATTGTCACGCGCATCAAGGCCCTCGACGGTGAGCGCGTCGCTTTGCGTGAGCGCGGCCAAAAGGATGCCGGCGATCAGGCCTGGAGGATCTACGCTACGACAGGAAGCCTTGGGAAGATCCCGCCGACGGTCTTGGCCGCGATGGACGGGCGCGATCTTGAGTCGCTGCGCAGGGCTGCAAGAGCTGACGCCGAGGCGCGGCAACAGCGCTCTGAGGTCAAGACCGATCCAAGCGTGTATTACGCGCTAAGCATGGCGGCCGCTACCGACACGAATAACTTCCAAAAGGAAGATCTGCGCGGGTATTTTGACCGGCTTTCGCCTGGGGACAGAAAGCACTTCATCGACCTGCAATCGTCCATCCTAAAGCCTGGAAAGGACAACGTTGAGGTTGTTGGCGTTGGGCAGCAGATCAGCGCCATGGTTAAGACGTTGAAGCTGAAAGACGAAAAGGCAGGGACGTTCATGATGGAGGCAAACGCCGCACTGTTTCGCGCCCAGCAGGCTGCGGGGAAGCCGCTCACCCAAGACCAAAGACAGGCGGAGCTTGATAGGCTTGTTGTTGAAGGAACGGTCCCGGGAACGTTTTTTGGAACATCAAGCCGGCGCGCATACGAAGCCAGCGCGGAGGGCAAGCCGTTCACGCCGACATACTCCGATGCGGACAAGCGGAAAGCCGAGGCTGCGCTCAAGCGCCAAGGCATTGCAAACCCGACGCAAAAGCAAATTGAAGACACGTTGAAGGCGGTCTACCAATGACGGATTTCGACAAGGCAGCATCCGCTGTCGCTGGCAGCAAAGACCCGTTTGACCGCGCGGCATCTGCGGCTGTTGATGGGCAGCGCACGCAGTTGCGCTCATCGCTGTACGGGGCGCTGCTGGCAAACCCCGAGGTTGCCGCGCGGGCTCAGCAGCTTGGCAAGCAAACCGGCCTGCCTGCGGACGTTGTTGAGCGCAACATGCAAGACGTTCAGCGGCGCGCATCGCTCGACAAGTTTGACGCGGTGCTGCAGGACTCGCCTGCCGTGGCGCAATGGCTGAGCGATCAGAACAACGCAAAGATTGCCCATGATGACGTCGATAACTTGGGCCTGCTTGAGACGATGGTTCGATCGTTCAAGCGCGGTGTGCCGGCGCTGAAGTCGCAGCTCCCAGCCTTGCGGATGGTCGATCAATCTGCCGGCCTGCAGCAGCTCGACTACGTGGATGCAGAGATTGCTGCTGGGCGAACGCCAGACGTTGCAAAGTTGGGGGCAGTCGGCGTCAGCTACGCCAACGCAAACCCGCTGCAGCGCCAGGCCATGCGCAAGCGCTACGAGCCGGCAATGCAAGAGGCTGTCGCACAATCCGCAAGCGAGTTTGTAGGCCTGCAAAAGGAGCGACAAGCAATCCAGCTGCCTGGCGTCGTCGACAAGGTAATGGGCGCCAAGACGTTTGGCGAGGCGTTTCAGCAATTTGGGCAGGCGCCCGCAAAGTTCATCGCATCGATCGGCCCGGAGTCGATGGTGCAAAGCCTGCCAGGGCTTGCCGCAGCGGTTCCGGCTGGGTTTGCTGCAGGCCCGGCAGGTGCGGCCGGGGCGATGGGCGCAGGCTCTTTCCTGACCGATTACGCGTCGTCGCTGGTCGAGGCCATGCAAGGGGCCGGTATTGACACCGGCAGCCCTGATGCGATCCGCCAAGGCCTTCGAAACCCTGAGGTGCTGGCCAAGATCACCGAGCAGGCTGGCAAGCATGCCGCAGTAGTCGGTGCGTTTGATGCGCTTTCCGGCGGGCTGGCAGGGAAAACGCTGCTTCCAAAGGCCGCAGCTGCAAAGCTGGTCGGTGCGCCATTGGCCAAGCAAATGGCAAACATCGCCATGCAGACCCCCATTCAGGCCGCGCTTGGCGCCGCTGGCGAAGCCGGTGGCCAGATTGCATCGGGTCAAGATCTCAAGCCTGGCGAGATCCTGGCGGAAGCGTTTGGCGAGTTCTTTGGAACGCCTGGCGAGGTCGTCAGCGCATCGGCTGGGCGGATCCGCGAAATACAGCGAGGCGCCGATGCTGCGCAAAAGACAGGCGAGCGACTGGCCGCGCTTGAGCAAGCGACCAAGGCAAGCAAGGTCGCCCAACGAAACCCTGATGCGTTTGAGCAATTCATCACCGAGGTTGCGCAAGAGTCACCGGGCCAGGAGTTTTACATTGACTCTCGGGCGCTGATGCAGTCGGGCGTCGCAGAGCAGCTTGCAGGCGTTTCCCCTTCGGTGGCCGAGCAGCTTCAAGAAGCAGCCGTCACCGGCGCCGACATTCGCGTTCCGGCGTCTGAAATGGTCGCCACAATCCTGCGGTCTGATCTTGCCCAGCAAGTGATTGACCACACCCGCGAGCAGCCGGGCGACTTCACGCCGGCCGAGGCCCGCGACTACCAGAGCAAAAACGGCGATGTGTTGCGGCAGGAAGTGGAGCAGATCCTCGGCGAGTCATCCGGAAGGGCGGAGGCCGACCAGTCCGCAGAGTCAGTGCGCAACGCGATTGCCGAGCAGCTCAATACACTCGGCCGTTTTGACAAAAAGGCCAACGGCGCATACGCCGACATGGTGGCCAGCTTCTACCGCGTGCTTGGCGAAAAGACCGGGCAAACGGCTGAGCAGGCGTTCCAGGCAAACCCGATCAGGCTTGCGAATGACGGCCAGGCGATAGGCGCTGCGTTCAACCAAGGCGAGGCCGAGCGGGCGCAGGCAAGAATCTTGCGAAAGCGCGCCGACAAAACCGAGGATGAATCCAAGGCGGCCGATTTGCGCAAACGCGCCGACGAACTTGATGCGATTGCCCAAAGGAAAGAAGACGAGGCGTCAAAAGCCCCTGAAGCAATTGGGCTTGCCAAAGAGTCTGACATGCGGCACTTGGCGCCGGGTCCGCATAACGGCGTCAGCATTGCGGAGTACAGCGGCCCGGCAGATCCTGATGGGCTGCGATCGGACGAGGCCGCGATTTCATCGCTCCGGGCAGCGTTTGGCAACCCTGATGCCGACGTTGTTGTGTATAGAGCGGCGCCTCGCGGATCTGCGCTCAGGGCTGGTGATTGGGTTTCTCCCACCAGGGAATACGCGGAAGATCATGCCGAAGCGGTTGGCGCAGAAAGCATTGAGGAATATGTTGTCAAGGCTCGGGATTTATTTACTGATGGGAACAGCGTCAACGAATGGGGCTATCATCCAGGGGCGGCAAGCGTTTTCAATCAGGGCGCGCGCGGAGCATTCAACCCCGACACCAGAACAATCGCTCTCCTGAAAGACGCTGATCTCAGCACGTTCCTTCACGAGTCTGCGCATGCATTTCTCGAAATCCTAACCGACGTGGCTGCCAAAGACGGGGCGCCGCAGGTGGTTCGTGATGACATGGCCGCCCTGCTGGCCTGGTTTGGCGTGCCCGATCTTGCCGCGTGGCAAGCCATGAGCCTGGAGGAAAAGCGTCCGGCCCACGAGCAGTTTGCTGTCGGCTTTGAGAAATACCTGTTTGAAGGCAAAGCTCCAAGCGCGGAGCTTCAGGGGGTCTTCAACCGGTTCAGGTCGTGGCTGCTGTACGTCTACAAGTCGATCGCATCGCTTGACGTCACCCTGACGGACGATGTGCGCGGCGTGTTTGATCGGATGCTGGCCACTGACGAGCAGATCCAGCAGGCTCAAAAAGGCCGCGCTATGGTGTCTGCTTTTGCTGGCGCAGATCAGGCCGGCATGACGCCGGATGAATGGGCGCGGCATCTTGAGCTGGGGCGCGAGGCAACCGATCAGGCGGTTGCCGATCTGCAAGCCAAGGCGCTCGGCGACATGAAATGGTTGCGTAATGCCAAGGGGCGCGAGTTAAAGCGCCTGCAGGCCGAAGCGGCGGAGAAGCGCGCGGAGATCCGAAGCGAGATTGAAGCCGCGGTTTTGGCTGAGCGCGTCTACCGTGCCGATCAGTTCCTGCGCCACGGTGATTTGATCATTCCTGATGACGCGAACCGCATGGTTCGGAGGGCGGCAGAGCAGGCAAACATCGACGGCAATAAGCTGTCCTTGCCAACGCTCAAGGAGATGTACGGCGAAGAAGCCAACGCCATTTGGCGGTATTTGCCAACCGGTAAAACCGGCCTTGCTGCCAAGCAGGGCATGCATCCCGATATGGTGGCGGACCTGTTTGGATACAGCTCTGGCGACGAGATGGTTCGTGAGCTGCTGGCCGCCGAACCAATTGAAGATACGATCGAGGCGCGCACCGACGTGGCCATGCTTGAGCGTTTTGGAGAGTTGTCCACGCCAGACGCCATCGAGCGCGAGGCCGATCGAGCGATCTACAACGAGGCCCGCGCGCGTTTTGTGTCTCGCGAGGTCGACGCCATGGCGCAAGCCACCGGCGGGCGTCGTGTGCTGCTGAGCGCGGCCAAGGAATTTGCGCAGGCGCTGATTGCTCGTCGCAAGATTGCCGACATTCGCCCTGGCCAATTTGGAGCTGCTGCAATGCGCGCCAGCCGCAACGCGATGGCGGCCATGCGCAAGGGCGACACTGCAACGGCAGCGGCCGAGAAGCGGGCTGAGCTTGTGAACACGCTTGCGGTCAAAGAGGCCTATGACGCCCAGGCGGAAGTCGAGAAAGGGCTGAAGTACCTGCGCAAGTTCGAAGGCGCAGAGATCCGCAAAGACATCGGCGCCGACGCGGGCGACCAGATCGACGCCATGCTTGAGCGATTCGACTTGCGCAAATCCACGCCGATTAAAGCGGCCGCAGAGCGCAAAGCGCTGTCGGAGTGGATCGCGGCGCAGCGCGAGGCCGGGATCGAGCCGGATATTGACCAAGGCCTGATCAATGAGGCGGAACGGCGGCCGTACAAAGACCTGACAGTTGAAGAATTTCGCGGCTTGGTGGATGCGGCCCGGCAGATTGAGACCATCGGCCGAAATGCGCGCAGGCTTTTAACTGCGGACCAGCAAAAGACCTATGAAGAGGCCCGGGACGAGATCGTTGCAGGCGTCATCGAGAATTCTCGCGGGAGGATCGCCGACTCGCGAACGCCGTACACGGAGATGGGGAGGTGGGCTCAAAAGCTGCGCCAATTTGGAGCGGCCCACATTAAGGCCGCCATGGTCGCCAGGGTTCTTGATGGCGGCAACGACGGCGGGCCGGTGTGGGAGTACCTGGTTCGAGGCGCCAACGAGCGCGGCGATATGGAAACGACCATGCGCGCCAAGGCCACCGAGCAGCTAGCCGCCGTGCTGGCGCCGGTGCGGAAACTCGGGAAGATGGGCGGCAAAGGCGTGTGGTTCCCGTCAATCAGCAGAAGCCTGAACAGAGAGTCGCGCCTTGCAATTGCGCTCAACGCGGGCAACGCCAGCAACATGCAGCGCCTGCTTGATGGTGAGGGTTGGACGCAGGCGCAGATCATGCCGGTGCTGCAGTCTTTGACGGCGCAAGAGTGGGCGGCGGTGCAGTCGATTTGGGATCACTTCGAACAGTACCGGCCCATGATCGCCGAGAAAGAGCGGCGCGTTTATGGCAAGGAGCCCAACTGGATTGACCCGCAGCCGTTTGAGCTGACGGCCGCAGATGGGGTTGTCATCAAAATCAAAGGGGGTTACTACCCGGTCAAGTACGATCCTGCGGCCAGCCAAAGGGCTGAGCAGTTTGCCGACGCTGAAGAGGCCAAGGCGATGATGCAAGGCGCCTTTACGTCCAGCACAACGCGCCGCAGCTTTACGAAGGGCCGAGCCGAACAGGTGGTTGGCAGGCCACTGCTGTACAACCTGAGCGGGGTCTATTCCGGCGTCAACGAAGTCATTCACGATCTTGCGTGGCATGAATGGCTGATCGACGCCAACAAGCTGCTTCGGTCGCATTCGATCGATCAAGCCATTCGCAGCACATACGGCCCGGAGTACAAGGCCCAGCTGAAGACCTGGGTGCAGGCCATTGCCGAGGGGGACAAAGGATCGTCCGATGCTGTTGATGCTGCCGTGTCGGTGCTGCGCCAAAACGTCAGCGTCGGCGGGCTTGGCTTCAACCTTATGTCTGCAGCTATGCAGCCGCTTGGGTTGACGCAATCCATCGTGCGCGTTGGCGCCACGTGGGTTGGGCGCGGGATGGCGGCATACGTTGCAAACCCCGCAAAGGCCAGTCGTGAGGCCCGCGAGAAGTCTGCGTTCATGGCCAACCGGGCGCGCACGCGCTTTCGCGAACTGAACGAACTGCGCAACCAGGTGCAAGACCAAACGGCAGCCAAGGAGCTGATGGGGCGGTACGCCTACTTCTTCATGATGAAGGCGCAGGCTATGGTCGATGTTCCAACGTGGCACGGGGCCTACGAGAAGGCCATCGCCGGCGGGAACGATGAGGCGCGCGCGGTGGCCCTTGCCGACCAAGCGGTGATTGACTCTCAGGGCGGCGGGCAGACAAAAGACTTGTCCGCAATCGAGCGCGGGGGGCCGGTTCAAAAGCTTTTTACAGTGTTCTACAGCTTCATGAACACAGCCTTAAACCTCGGCGTTGGTCAGGTGATGACAGCCAAAAGCAAAGCCAAGCTCGCCGCAGACATGCTGCTTATCTACTCCGTCCCGGCGGTGTTCGGCAGCCTGCTGAAAGACGCACTTACGCCTGGGGATGACGATTGGGATGAAGAGAAGCTTGCGCGTAAGCTGGCGGCCGATCAGGTCAGTTACCTCATGGGCATGGTGGTGATTGGCCGGGAGTTTTCTGAGGTTGCAAAAATCGTCACGGGTGATGAGGGTGCACGCGATTACCAGGGGCCGGCAGGCCTTCGCATGGTGGTTGATGTCATGAAATTCGCTAAGCAGTCAATGCAAGGTGAGTTTGACGACGCGTTCCGCAAGGCCGCCATAAACCTTTTGGGCGACCTGTTTGGCTTGCCTTCGGGGCAGATCAACAAGACCATCACGGGGTCGGTCGCTCTTGCCGAGGGCAAAACAGACAACCCGTTTGCCGTGGCGCTAGGCTATCGCGACTCCAAGTAATCCGTATACGCAATAAAAGCCTTGGTGGGTAGTTTGCAAAAACCACCCATCGGGCTTTTGGCATGACGATTAGTAGCGAGGTCCGCAAGGCTGGGCCATATCACGGCAACGGGTCGACAACGTCTTTCCCGTTTTATTTCAAGGTCTTTTCAAAAGCCGATCTGCGCATTGTGCGCACTGAGGTGTCAACCGGCGTTGAGTCGGCGCTTGTCCTTGATGTTGACTATTCCGTATCGCTCAACGCCAACCAAGACAGCAACCCCGGTGGATCTGTAACGATCTCTGCCGCGCCGGCATCCGGCATTGACATCACCGTTGCAAGCCTTGTCGCCAACTTGCAGCCGGTAGATCTGACGAATCAGGGAGGGTTTTACCCTGATGTTCTGGAAGACGCCCTAGATAGGGCCGTCATCATGATCCAGCAGCTTAGCGAACTTGTTGGGAGGGCGTCGCTTTCTCGCATTTCTGATACTGGCCCCGGGTATATCCCGGTGCTGTCAGCTAGGCAGGGTCGCGTGTCTGCCTGGTCCGCGTCCACTGGCTCATGGACTACCGGGCCGCTTTTGTCGGAGCTAGTCACCGGCATCACTGGGCCGACCGGGGCAACTGGCGCTACCGGGCCGCAGGGTCCGGCGGGGGCGACTGGCCCTGCTGGCACGACCGTTGCTAGCGGCATTTCGTGGACAAACTCAGGAGCGTCGGCGTCGGCAAGAAATGTCGACCTAAAGCTGAAGGACTTTATCAGCGGCAGTGACTTTTCAACGCTTGCGCAAGCAGTTGCCGCCCAGTCAAAGCGCCCAATATTTGCCCCATCTGGCAAGGCATTCTTTTCAACAGACAGCTCACAGCTTGACTACAGCGGGTCAAGAGCTGGGTACGTGTGGCAACACCGAGATGCTGCGGACGGCGGATCAAATGAGTTGATACCGGGGGCCGTCATGCAATTTAACTCCACTGGCAACGGAATTGTTGATTCGGCGTCAGAGGTTTCTACAACCATTTGGCAAGGCTTGTATTCGTACCACGGCAAAACAGGCGACGGTTCTGCGCATTGTTTTACAAGCATAGGTCAGCTAGGCGCGGTCGGGCCGGGCAGCTATAACGAACTTGGCATGTACCAAGGTGAGCTGACAAATACCGGAAGTTCAAAAGGCACGCTGTCCGGCGTCGAAATGCTATTGAAAGACTCGCCTGATGGTGGCGTCACGTCATATAGCACGCGCATGGAGCCCGTTCTAGGGCGGATTGCCAAGTATCACAACACAACGCGGCGTGCGGTAAATTTCACGGCCAGCAGCGAAGGTACCTTGCCGCCAGACGCTATTCTTGGCGGGAAAAGCGCTGGCCTTGGGCAGTGGAAACGCGGCATCGATTTTTCTGGTCTGACATTCACTCTTGGGCAGGCGCTTCTTTCGCCCAACAATACTTCGCTTGCGTGGCTTGATTCGTCTGGCAACGCGGTCCCAATTCTTGGTGTTAGCTCCATCAATGTGGCATTTGCAAGGCCTGCGGCGTCATCGGCAACCCTTGACCTGCAAGACTTCTCCGGAACGACACGGTTCCAAATTGAAGGGTCTGGCGGGCTTTGCGGTTTTGTAAATGCCACCCTTTCCGCGTCTGCATCGGCTGGGTCGAATGGCCCCCCCCCATCCCAGGTTGCTTTTTACTTGCTCATCAAGGTCAATGGATCAACCGTAAAAATTCCCTGTTACAACTGATATGAACCCGCTTATTGCCTCGGCTACAGCAAGATTCTTGCGCGAAGTAAAGCCAGCTCCGGAGATGGCCGCCGTATTGCAAGCATGCATTGATGCGGCCGATGAATGTGCCTGCTTTGCTCGCTCAGACTTTGCTAGCGCCAAAGCTTGGATCCTGCTGTCTCGCCCGATCGGCCTGCCGATCATCAGCGCAATCTCGGGCCTTTTCATCCGCTGGCGCGGCGCGTCAAATGTCTCGCATGCGGCCATGTGCTTCGAGCTTGGCGACGGCCGGCGCGTTGTCTGGGAGGCGACTCAGCCGCGCGTGCGTCAGATCGACTTGCGCGATTGGGTCGGCCTTCAGCGTCACTGGCAATCGTCACCGGTTTCGCTGCCAGATCCGGACGCCGCGCTGGCTTGGTGCTGGCAGCATGAGGGCGTGCCGTATGGTGCCGACTCAATCATCGGCTACATCACTAACCGGTGGCGGCGCGACGATCCTACGCCCGACCTGATCTGCTCCGAGCTTGTTGGTAAGGCGTGCGCCGCTGGCGGCCTGCGCTTTGTCGCGGATGGGCATGAGCGCAAAGAGACCCCGGGTGATGTCTCCCGCTGGCCCGGCCTGGCCTGGCGCACCGGCGAGCTGTGATTGACTCCCCAACCCTGGCCCCTGCTGTGTCTCTACGTGACAGACGTGATATGCACTATCATTCTCGTCGTGATACACAATGTTACAGGTGGCGGGTTATGACTCCAGCGGAGTTTGCTGCATGGGCGTGGGATTACCTTAGCCCGCACGTCGCGGCGCTGGCGGGGGCGATGGTGGCGGCCAATGTGTCTGGAGTGATTGGCAAAATGTCGGCGATCAAAGTCACGATTGCTGCGGCCATCAGCGCCGAGGTTTTTGGCAAGCCGTCGGCCGATCTTCTGCACGCGCATGGATACGGGCTTGGTCTGGCGCGTGATGCATTGACGCACCCCGTCATGTTTTTGCACGGGCTCGCTGGGCCGTTTCTGGCGCGGCTGTGGGGGTCGGCGTGGGGCGAAATAGCCGTGCAGGTCAAGCGGGTGATTAAAGCGGCTGGCGACCGCTTGGTGTCAATTCTGAGGGGTAAGTGATGGCGTGCGACCTGACCCCGGATGTAATCCGGTTTCTCGGCATTGTCGGGCTTGTGTTTGGTTTGGTCCTGGTCCACAACGCTGAGCCGACATACACGGCCTTGCTTGACCGGTCAAAATACCGCCACCAGCTTGACTCGCTCGGGCGTGTAGCTATGTGGGCGCTGATGGTGGTCGAGTGCTTGCATGTGCTGATTGGCATTTCGCTGATTGTCTACCCCGAGCCGAAAATGCTTTCGGCACAAGTGGTTGCGATGTACTGCAGCAAGACCGTTATGACGCTGTACGGCTATTGGCGCGGGCGCTGGAATGTTGCGGCGCAAAATGATTACAGCCGCGAGAAAATGGAGATAGCCAAATGAGCGCGCAATTCCTGCCCGCTTTTGAGCTGATGATCCGCAACGAAGGCGGCTATGTGCTGCACCGCGTACCTGGCGACACGGGCGGAGCCACCTACGCCGGCATAGCTCGAAACAAAAACCCGCAATGGCCGGGATGGACGGCAATTGATGCAGGCCAGGTTCCGCCATCTGATCTTGTGCGCGACTTCTACCGATCTGAATTTTGGGCGCCAATCCGAGGCGACGAGATTGCCGACCAGCGTGTTGCCAACAACGTGTTTGGTTTTGCCGTCAATGCCGGCGTCAAAACTGCGGCGCGGCTGGCTCAGGCTGTGGCCGGATCTACTCCGGACGGGTCAATCGGAGCAAAGACCATTGCGGCAATCAATGCAATCGACCCAGGGGTTTTTGTCTTGCACTACGCGCTGGCAAAGATCGCCAGATACCGCGACATCGTGACGCGCGATCGATCGCAAGGGAAATTCCTGCTCGGCTGGATCAACCGCGTTTTGAAGGAGCTGGCCGCATGAACCCACTTGCAATCGGCGGCATTGTCGAAGCCGTCGGCCAGGTGGCCGACAACCTTTTTACCTCCGATGAGGAACGCGGCAGGCTTGAGCTTGAGGGGTACCAGGCAGAGACGGCCAGGCTTTCAGGCCAGCTTGAAGTAAATCGCGAAGAAGCGCGCAGCCAAAGTCTGTTTGTGGCCGGCTGGCGGCCAGCTGTTGGCTGGGTCAGCGTGGCGGCGCTGGGCTATCAGTTCGTTCTTTACCCGCTGATGACATGGGGGTGGGGAAGCGCTCAGGCAACGGGCTTTGTGCCGTCATCGCTTCCGCCGCCGCCGCTGTTGGATGTTGAGGCGCTGATGGTGCTTGTCACCGGCATGCTGGGCCTTGCGGGCGCGCGCACCGTGGAAAAGCTCAAGCGCGTGTCGTAGCAGCCTCTGCGATCAGCAGCCGCGCGATGACCGAGAGCTTTGGCTCTCCGGTGCGCTTGCAGATCTCGTCAAGCGCCTCGGCGGCTTCAGTCGGCATGATCCCGCCAGGCATCCGCCGGCCGCCCTCTTGGAGGCGCCGCCGCTCGTTTTTGCGAGAGCGGCGCGATTCTGCTTCTGTGGCCATTCGTAGCCCTTTGGCATCCATGGGGCGTTAGCCGGCCCGCTTCAGGCCGAAGTCTTTGCCTTTGATTTTCACCATCCGCCCGTCCGGGTGGTGCCAAACCACGCCCTCAATGTCGCGTACGCGGAGATACTCGCGCAGCGCGTCAAAAGTACGCGGGCAGTCGTCAATTATCTCTGCGCCGTGGCGCACCAAAACATGCGTTGCGTAGCCCTCAGGGTTTTTCTGCACCTTTGGGCCACATAGCTCGTAGGTGCCATCAGGCAGCGTGCCGCCTGCAGCGGCCAGCGCTTCGCGGTGGCGCGCATCGTTTGGGCCATCGCCAACCGGCACCCAGCCAGGCATGTCGCCTGTCACGCTGTCGGGCTCTTGCGCGGGCTCAAAGCCAGCCGGGGCGCCCTTGCCTGCCTTCAGTTCGTGGCGTTTCCACAGTTTGCCGTCGCGCCACATGCAGCAGGTGCCGTCCAGCTTGCGCGTTGCCACGCCTTCACCAGCAGCAACCCACTCGGCCCCCGGTACAAACTCGTCGCGCACCAAACGGTCACCGTCGTAGTTGCGTTGAAAGAAACTGATCGTTTTCTTCACGGTTGTCCTTTCTCAGTCAACCGGACAGCCTACGGCTTCCGGTTACTTTTCAGGCTCATGCCTGACTTGCGCAGACGTTGTTGCATCTCGGTGCGCGCTGCCATGTGCGTAATGTAACGCGCGTTACATCGAGACGCAAGAGAAATTTGTCACGAAAACCGAACGGGCAAGAAAAAACCCGCCGAAGCGGGTTCTTAATATGGCTTGATCTTGCGATGGCGCGCCGTTCGGGGACACCGCATGCCTGGACAGCCTGCAAATTAGCCTGTGCATGATACCAGAATTCTGGCGCCTCAAGATGGATTCGAACCACCGACCAGATGGGTAGAAGCCATCTGCGCTATCCGCTGCGCTATTGAGGCAATATGGTGTTGGGGCCGGTGCTGATCTCCGGCATGAAACGCTGACACCTACTTCGGTGCGCGCCCCGCGTCCTAGGCTCCGCTGCGCATCAGCCTGCGCATTCCCAACACAGCTGCCCCCGGGCTGTGGGCCCGACGCCATGGTTCGTGCAAGGGGCATGTGTGTTGGTCCTGGCCACTTACCCGGGCCAGGTTAGGCATATTACTTGGCTTTTGTGATTGCGCACGCAAGTCCCTATCCAAGCTTGGGGGGTAGCCCGGGGCCAGGGCGTTCCCATCTTTCTCGGGCCCTTACGGCACCCGTGCCTTCTGAAAATTCTGTCGCCCCGTATGGCCGGGACCACGCCGCTGGCCGGGAGCCAATCTCCGGCTAGGCTTGATTTGCCGCAAAGCGGCGCGCATGCGTGAGCCAGGCCCTGAGCGCGTTGCAGGATGGCGCCTGCAATACCAGCACGCTTATTTTATTGCAAACCGACTTGTCGCGCAATTTGTCGGTGGTGGGCCAGTAATCGATCGTGCGACGACCGGCTTTAATGACCGCGTGATGCAGCGCGTGAGGCGTCTCATACGCAACCCCAGCCTCAGACAGCTTTGACAGGTTGTGCCGCATGCGCGCCTCGCGATTGGCCGATCTAGCAGCCCTCCAGGCGTTGAAATCTTCGCCCATTTCAGATGTCATTTCTGCTCCTTGGCCCAGCTGGGCGGGTCATTCGGAAGGCGGAGAATTGCGAACGCGCAAGGAGCTGCGATGCAATCTTCGCTGACAAAAATCGGGGTATCGCGAAGTGCGCATTCTCCGCACCCGCAGTGCTCAGGCCACAGCTCGTACTCCTGCCCGCTTGGGCCGGTCCAGAGGCGGAGCGGCTTGGTCTTGCCGGTCATGATGCGCCCCCGTCAGTCACCCAGACGCGACGGACGGCTCGGGCTCGAAGCTTGAGGTCGTGGAGGTAGCGGTCCTGGTAGCCGCCGTCGAACGACTGCGACCAGAAACAGTCCGAGTTGTGCTCGTGGCGCTCTTTCGTCCAGTACCAGCCGGGCTCGAACTCAGCACGGATGTTTCGGAAACTCAGCGCGCCTTCCGCTCGATCCATCAGATCGCCGCCTGCATACTCCGCCCACTGCGCCGCGCTGGAATGGTCGCCGCAAAACAAACCCGGCAGCACAATCAGCGCGTAGATGCGCCCGTCGGTCCCGCTGAGATATCCGGCGAGCGTCTCGCCGGGGGCAAGCGCCAGTTTGGTCGTGTCAATCATCTCAACCTCCCGCGCAGTCACGATTGCTTTGGCTGCTTGGCGCTGGCGTGCAGCCTCAAGTTCCGCAATGCGCTTGCGCGCCTCGCGATTGGCCGATTTAGCAGCCCTCCAGGCGTTAAAATCTTCGCCCATTTCAGATGTCATTTCTGCTCCTTGGCCCAGCTGGGCGGGTCGTTTGGCAGGCGGAGGATTGCCCCTGCGCAGGGGGCGGCATTGCAATCATTCTTTCGTGTTCGGGCAATCCGTAACCGGCACTCGTAGCAGCATCTGCCCCGGGACTCTAGCCACAGGTCGTAACTTTGACCGCTCGGCGCCGTCCAGCGCCACAGCGGCTGTGGCTTGGGCTTTGGCTGGGGCTTGTCAGTCATGACGCCCCCTTGTGATTGGGCGAGACGCTAAATTCCACGACCCACACCCAGGGGTTTGCGCCCCAGGAGCCGGCGCCGTGGATGTCTTCCCAAAGCCGCTGATAGGCTTTTGCCGGACTGGTGCACCAGTCGCGCCACGCCCATCCGTGGTCGTCTGTGCCCGGAAGTCCATCTGCGTCTGCGACACCGTACTTGATCGTTTTTCCGTCCTTTGTGATGCCTTTCAGGCCTTCTGCAATCGCGTCCGCATCGCTGATGTCATGCAGCCGCTCAACGCGGACGCGGATCACTTCGAGCGTGAGGCGGCTGGCCCAGCGGGGCATTTGGATTGATGGGCGCCATCCTATGCCACCGCTTGCCCGGTCAAACCCAGCCCGATAAATACAGGCCTCGTAGTGGTCTTGGGGATTTTGCTTCTGCGTGACGCCCTTGCTGCAGCGATAAGCCGGCTCTGGCACAAATGCATGCGCCTCCCGCACCCACAGACGATCGCCAGGCATGCCGAACGGGCAGCGCAACTCGTTGATTGCCCCCATGCGCAGCACGTCAGTGATGCCGCGATGCCTCCAAGCCCGATACCCTCCGACGAACCAGTACGGTTCGCCGCCATGGTTGGAGTTTGGCTGCGGCTTGATGACCCGCCGAAGCTGCGTCTTGGTGCCTGCCAGCACCGCAATCACTTCGTGCTGGCGCAGCAAGATTGGGCGCTCTTTCATGGTGCGCCCATCGGGTCCGCTGAGATACCCGGCGAGCGTTTCGCCAGGGGCAAGGACCGGCTTGGTCGTGTCAATCATCATCTTCTCTCCGGTATCGCATGAATGGTCAATACTTAGGGATGTCGTATTTCCCATCGTTACGTGGGGTCAGATGTATCAACCCCTCATGTCTCTTGCGCTCGTAATCGTAAAAGCTACTCGGCCACCATGGTGCTGGTTCGTAGATGACACACTGTTTAATGTCAACGCCGTATAAACGAGCCAACGTCATCGGACCTATGTAATGTTGTTGTCCGTCATGCTGACTGATCACAAAACCAGGGTGCAGAACGTAACGAAGCATGGTGTTCACCTAGACCGTTAGGGAAAATTCGGCGCGTGCTCGTGCAGTTGTCGCTCAAGCTCGGCAATGCGCTTGCGCGCCTCGACCAGCTGTGCAGCCTCGCCGATCAAGTGGCGCAGCCCTTGCAGTGCCAGCTTTGCCGGGATCCCGCGCAGCAGGTTTCTGTTCAGCACTGCTGGGCCACGCAGGGCTCGCCACTCGTCCAGCTCGCGCAGCCTCTCTTGGATTTCGCCGAACACGCCTTCGCTGTCGTGCAGGCGCTCAAGGAATTCGGCGAGCTGGTCGCCGGTGAGTTTGTCGTTCATCGCTTCACCCCTTCTTGATTTCGCGCCACTCATCACGCAGCGCTTTGCAAATGTCGCTCACCGCCTCGGCCAGCTTTACGAACGGCAACAGGACCAGCCATCCGACGATCAGCGCCAGCAGTTTGATTTGTTCGCGCAGGCTCATACCTCGATCACCTCACCGTCGCGCACCTTGTGCACAGCCAGCGCGGCCCGCACGCGGAGAATCGCATCGCGCCTTGCCCGACGTGGTGCGGCTTTGAAAATGTCGGCGTAGGCCGTGACGGCAGCCTGCAAGGCTTTAATCTCGTCGCCGGTGGCTACGATCGACCCCTTGGCCTGATGCCGCTGCATGACCGATGCCAGAGCCGTGACGCCATCGCGCAGGATCTGGCCGCTGATCGGGGCTGCGTACATAGCAGACAGCGCTACGCCGGTGTTGATGGCCGCAGCCAAGTGGTGCATATCCTCTTCTTTGGCGCTGCCGTACTGAATTGCATTGACGTAGCCGATCGCTTTTTCGACCAGGCCGTCAAGGTCTTCCTTTGAGCCCTCAAAAGGTATTGGCAGCTCGCGCGGTTTCGGTTTGTGCCGCTTGCGTGGCTTTTTGCTGGCCGGCATCACATCCCCCACTCAGCCTGTCGGCTCACTCGCCGGTAACGCTCGGGGCGCTCGGGCAGCGGGATGAAGATGACGGTGCAGCCATCGCGGCGCGAGTGGGAAATGCATTTCGGCCATTGGCCGCAGCCAAACGGGCTGATGATGATTCTGAACACGCATCCGCAGCACCCGTCATCGCGTTCGTCGTCGCGCTCGTCAAGCAGTGGCACTGCCATTGTCATCGGCGGCGCTTCTGTAGGGTCAATCATTGCCGCGCTCCTTTGCTGTTGTTGGGATAGCGTAAGGCGCCCAAGCATCATACGACCCGCCCCACCGCCCGCCGTGCGACTTCAACCACCACGAGCCGCCAGCGAAAAACCGGCGCTTCTGGACGGCTTGAACGGTGACGCGCTCCCGCAAACGAAGGCCCGATGGGATAAGCACCTCGTCGCCAACTTTCACATGCTCAAACAACATTTCCGCCTCACATCGCATCAACAGCGTCATCAAGGGCCTTGCGCGCGGCGTCGTCCATCTTGCCGGTGACTCCGCATGCAAGCGCCCAGCCTGCTCCGCCCATTCCAGGGACGAACTTGCCGCTGTTGCGCAGCGTTCGGTATCGCGCGGCGTCAATGGCTCTTTGCTTTGCCGCGTCATTCAGCTTTGCCGCGTTGCGTTCACCCGGGTATGCGCCACTGTGTGACCGAGCCAAAGCAAGGCACGCGAAGCACCCGCATTGATACAGGGGCGGCGATCTGTCATTACATGGCCGTGAGAACAATTCGGCATCCCCGCCGCAGAACGGGCACGGTTTCAGGTCAGGTTTCATGTCAGCTCCATTCCTCGAATTCAATCCCGAATTGCTCGTAAGCCCATCGCTCAATCTTGGCCATGTAGTCGCCAAATTCAGCGACCGATAGCGACGCGGTAGAGATTCCAACAGCGCCGCCCTGTGGCAATTCCTCGACCCCGATGAACTGGCGTTTAAACTGCTCGTGCCAGGCTTCGGGGGAGAACTTCCGGCCATCAATCCATGCACCATCGCTGATGACGTTCAGCAGCTTCCACAGCCGCTTGTTTTGGTCCGTGGACCGCTTGGTCTTGGCTAGTGCCACGGTGACTGACAGCGGCTTTCGAGCCTGTGCGCTGGCCGCCCAGTTCTGCGAAATAAAATTCCAGCAGGCCCGGGCGGATACAGGATCGCGCAAAATGAATGTTCGGTTCACTTGATGCGCAGCCGCTGGCCTGCTACAAGGCGGCATCCAGGCACGTCTGCACCGGCTTTCGGCGCGTCCTTGATCCGCGTCTTGTCCGGCGCTGGCGGCGGCGGTTCAGGCTGGCGCATGTACTCGGCCGGGATCAGACCGGGTTCAAAAACATCAACGCTGGCCGGATTTTTGACAAGCGCAAGCTCGAAATGCGGCGCTGTGATCTTGCTGACCCCGGCTGCCTCCATCCCCGCTTGCATGTACGCCAGCAGCTTGTCGGCTTGTTGCTCGACCGCCTTTTTGCGGGCCTGCATGGCCTTGAGCGCTTTGTCGATGGCTTCTGCCGTAGCGCGGGCCTCTTGCTCAATGAAGGCGATGTTTTGCAGTTTGACGGACAGGTCGCCCGACATGCCTTCCAGCGTGTCGGCAATGGTCTGCTCGTCAAGGTCCAGATCGGCCAGCTTGGCGGCTGTGTCGCGGTACTCGGCCGCGATGTCGAATAGCTTCATTGCGACTGCTCCATGGCGGCCTCTGCGGCCTGAATGCGGCGGCGCTCAGCCTGAAAGATCGCGCCTAGGCGTTTTTCTGCCTCTATGTCGCCAGCCTCGCGACATGCTGCAATAGCTGCTGCGGCGGCGTCCCGCAAGTCGGCAATCGACGTGCAGTCACGCATGTTTGCTGCGTGCATGTCTTCGGCTGGCTTCGGCAGCTTTGCGGATGGTCTGCGCTGTTGCGGCTTGCTTGCCGCGTTCCCGTCATCATCTTCGGGGGCAATGCCGCAAGCCGCCATCAGACTGTAGCGCCGCGCGTAGGTCAGAGCCGATCCATAGCCTTGCGGGTCTTGCTTGGCGGCTGGAACGTGCAGCTTCCCGCACTCGATCACATCGCCCGACTCGTGAACAAGAATCGTTTCGACGGTCACGCCGGATTCGCACTCAGATGTTCGCTGGATCAGTCCAAGGCCGTTGTCGTTCAGGCCATCTATTACAGCCTCGACGCAAGCCGCAAGGTCTGCGTACTTTGACTTGAAGTGCGGGTTGTTGCTGCTCTTGAGCGCAGGGCCGAATGCCTTTTGTGCTCTCACAAATGCTGCTGCTGCTTGCTTCATTGCTCGTCCTCGTCAAAAGGTCCAGGCTCGTCGGCCGCAAAGTCTTCCAGGTCCAGGCCGTCCAGCCAGTCACGCAGCTTGATCGCTTCGCGCGCCGACAGATTGACCGACGCAGGATGAATCACCGAGTCGCCAAAGAATTGCAGCGGCGTGCTGATTACCAGTTCACGGTTGCCGAATACAGCGGTCGCTTTCGACTCGCCCAAAACAATCACGTCAGCCATTTTTTTTAACCTCCGCTTTGTACAAAAACCCATCGCGCGGCGCGTCCTGATGCAGATAGACCAAAGCCCCCGCCGCGACCACAAAAAACACAGCAAGCAGCGCGCCGATCCTGTCGGCCTCCTTGCGCCGCTCGCTTCCCCACCGCTCACGCTTGCCCATCGCTGCCTGCCTTTCATGCCTGCACGCCGGGATGTATGGCCCCGACGTGTACGAATTCCCGAATTTCTCCATTGCGAGCCCCAAAGGCTCCCCCGGTTATCGTGGCGGGCGCGGCTCTGTGGCCGCTGCCCATGCAATCAGCGCTGCAATCAGCGTCAGCGCTGCGGCGATCATTGCCCCATGGCCTTGGTGATTGCTGCGCGTGCCATCTTGGACAAAGCGTCTGGCAATTCGACGGCGTCAACAATGGCCGCAAGCGCGTGCAGCAGATCGCCGGCCGCGTCGCGCAGCCGCATGTCTGCTTCTGCGGCTTTGGCTGCCTCTGCAATTTTCTTGGCCTCAGCCGCTAATTCAGCCCGCCGGATCTCGGCCGCTTTGCGCGCCTCTTCTTCGAGCCGCGCCGCTTCGATCGCGTCGGCCTGCCGTTTCAACTCTGCCCTGGCCGCCTCTTGCTGCGCCCAGACACGAGCGGCTTCCGCGCGGATGCTTTCCTCAATTTCGCGCAGTCGCGCCTGCTCGGCGTCACGCTCGGCTTTGATGCGGGCTTCTTCTTGAGCAATCCGCAGGCTCTCAATGCGCTGCCGTTCAGCGGCTTCCGCGCGCAGCTTTTCCAGCTCGGCGCGCTCTGCTTTGTCGCGGGCTTCGTCGGCTTCGCGCTGGATGCGCAGGCGCTCGGCTTCAGCCTCCTGCTCGGCCTTGATCCGTGCAGCCTCCGCCTCTTGTGCGCGCTTTTCGGCGATGATTCCGGCAATACGCGCTTCTGCGTCGCTGCGCGCCTTTTCGGCTCGCTCGACGAACTCCTGCAGACCGGAAAGATCGATTGAGGCCAGGTCTGCGGCAATCTGTGCAGCGGATTCGCTGGTGCGCGCCATTGCGGCCGATGCCGGGGCCGACTCAATGCGTGCGATCACGGCCTGGTGCGCCGCGATTCGCTCACGCTCAGCTCGCGCAATTGCTTCAATGCGCTCGGCCTCGGCCCGGTCCCATACGTCGCGTAAGGCCAAGACACGGGTTTCTTCGGGCTCGATGATCCCGATCAGGCGGCGCTCTTCTGCGATCACCGCCTTGCTGAATTTCGTCGCGTCGTCTCGGGCGTCTTTTGCGATCTTTGCAATTGCGGTGCGGGCTTTTACTGCACGCATGCCCAGTGCGTGAGCCTGGGCCCGACCGTCTTTGTTTGTTACAGCCGTTACGGATTTGAGGTCGCAAGCGAGGGCGTTCAGGTCGCGCTCGGTGTCCGACGATTTGAGCGCAATAGCTGCGCGCTGCTCGACAGGGAGGGTTGCAATTTCGGTGGTCATAGAATCCTCAGATGCGGCGAGTGATGCCGCGCAAGATGGTGAGTGCAACGACGCCAGCCAGTGCCAGCCACAGCGCCGACGCTTCGGGAACGGATGCCGCAGGCGCTGTGCCGCCTGTCGGCGTTGATGCGGTCAGTGTCGGCCGTGCCGAGTCAAGGCCGCCAATGTCGCGCGGCCGGTATGTCGGAGCTACGGCAGCCACGGCCAGCGGCGCGGCTATGAATTGCCCGACCTGGTACTGGTAGCAGGCAGCGGGCAGGTAAGAGCCGACATCAACGCACACCGACCCCGCCGCATCGGTAAATGTGCCGCTAACAACATCGGGGAGATTGAGCGCAACGCCCGCTGCGTTCTGGCAATCGCGACCGGCCGCCGCGCACAGGCCGTCCATCACGGCGGCAAGGGCCTGATAGGCGTTCCCGCCGTACTCGGTCAGCGCCTGCTCGATTGCCACGGAAATTGATGACGCCATATCACACCCCATTACCAAAGATGAGCACAGACACGGAGCGCTTATATCCAGCGCACGCCGTGACCCGCGTGGTGATTTCTGACTCGCCAAGCGCTCGCGCCGCTGGGTTACCGCAGTGCTGCGCAAAGACGAATTTCTGTGCGCCCCTTTTGGTCTTGATCCCCTCGGTGCGGATGTGCCTGCACGAATTGCACAAGTGCTTGCCATCGGGCAGCGGGGCCAGCGATTTTGACTGGATGAACCGGGTCATTTGCGCGCCTCCGCCGTAGACGATTGGCGCTCTAGCGACTCGACGGCAGCCGACGCAATGCCAGCCACAGCGATGACGGCCAGCGAGACAGCTAGCGCCCAGCCCCACACTTTTTTGAGCGACTCCAGCGGGTTAGGCTCGGGCCGAATGACGACCCATGCGACCCAATGGGGCATCTGCTGCAGCTCGCGTGCCCTGTCGAACCTTGGCTTTTGATCAACTTCGCAGCGACTGCCGTATTCAGCGATCTTGTCGTTGATGCGCGCTTGGCAGCCTTCCAAGCTGTATGACGTAAGCTTCAGCAGCTGGCCCGTGTGATCGCTCTTCATCACTTGCGGCGGGTAGGCATCGTCGGGGTTCGCTTTCAGAACGTCGGCGATGATCTTGTCGATTGCCGGCGAAAACGGGTTGCTCATTTTGTTCATTGCTGATCCTCCATCAGATCGGCCAAACGATTGATTAGGCAGTGGCTCAGCTCCGGTGAGCTGGCGCATGCCTTTGCGAACAGAAAGCGGAGGTTTTCCGCGTGCTTTCCGGTGCCGGTGGCTGAGTCGCACAGCTCAAGGATTGCTTGCGACAGCAGGCTGTCATCAGCCCACTCGGCGTGCTGCGTGGTGCGCAGCGCATCGACTTCCGAGACGGCCAGCTGACCGATCGTCATCAGCCGATCGGCGGGCGTCATGTGCGCGTCGGCCTGGCTGGCAATCCACCGGTCGGCCGCTTGCGCGACCTGGTCTGGATTTGGCGGCGCTCCGAAGTAATGGATCATCGGCATGATCAGAACCCCAGGCGGACGCCGGCGAATGCAACCGGCTTGCCGCTACCGGTGCGCACGCCGATCTCAACCAGGCCGATCGAGGCCGTCAGCGACGCAACAGGCTTGCCGCCGCACGATGCGCCAGCGCCTGCCGTGATGCGCACGCCATCCACCGTTGCGCCTGCCGTCGCCTGGGCCGAGCAACCGCCTTGCCATGCATCCAGGCGAGCGCCAAGCGTCTGACCGCTGACCGACAGCGCGACATAGCCCGATGCCTTGGCGCTGCTGGCGTAGACAGGATCAGAGCCGCGAGCGCTCAGGCTCGGAGCGTCGGCGTTGACGATCTGCTGTGCGCTGTTCTGCGCCAGCACACCGGCCGAAACAGTCAGGTCAGCTGCGTTTGCGTTTGCTGCGATGGCCAGCGCGGCCAGTACGATGATCTTGTGCATGTCGCTCTCCGAAAAAAAGCAGCGGCGCGAAGCGCAACCCCGGCCATGAAATTGCGCCGCTGCGTGAACCGTTAATCCGTTGATGCCCTCTGTCACAGGGCATGGGCTGATCCGGTTGGTTAATCAGAGCCGGAGCCGTAGCCGTCTCCGGAGCCGTAGCCGTCGCCGTCGACGTAGCCGTCGCCATAGCCCGAGCCGGGTCCGTAGGCGAGGTCGGAGCACCAATCGTGGATTACGCCGCTACTCACCTTCATTTCCATACCGC